CCTGTATCTGTTACTCCAAAATCCATTATTCCCCCTTTCCTAAATTGCCAAAGTCTTTCCATTTTTCAACAATATTTCTACATCAAAATTATAATTTCCAGTTCCATTTTTAAAATCGCTTTCAAATTTTATTATTTTTGCTACATCTTCATCTGCCAAAATAGTTTCTTTTACTTGAGTTTCAATATTGAACTTTTCCAACAAGTTTCCTATCTGTCCGTTATTTTCATTTCTTTTAATCCAGTAAATACCTTCGTTCTTGTGCAAAAACCACTCATTAAAGAACAATCTCAACTTATTCTCAAGCCTTAGCCTTATTTTTTCTATTTCAGAACTCAATATTATATTTTTACCCATTACAACATCAATTTCTTTGTTGTTGTCTTTTTTGGTTTGCCAACTTTCAACACTTTTCATATCAACTGCCTTTCTAAAAAATTGTAACAAAAAAATCACAGCTAAATTAATAACTGTGATTTTAAATATTTTTAATTGCTATTCTAACAACCCTTCCATAACTTCATTATGAAACTGCTCTACTTTTTCCGCTATTTCTAAAAATAGTTCTTCGTAATCTGATTTCAAATCTCCTATTATAACGCTTGTATCTATCTGTTGTATTGGTATTGAAACCATTCTATGTGTCCTAATATACGATAATCTAGTCAAGTTTATTTTAGGAAATTTTGACGGATCTATTTCTATATCATATACTGGATTTACATTTATTCTGTTTGGAATAGTTGAAATAGGAAGAACTACATAATCATCATTTTGAGGACTTCTTAATACTAAAGCAGGTCTTGATTTTATTGAATTTCTATGTAATCTTGTATCGTAATATTGAGTTAAACATCTAACTATTTTTCCTACCATCAAACCACCGCTTCACAGTCGTCAAATTCATCATAGTACATATCCCACACATAGTCATAAGGTCTTACTTTCTTTGCATCTTCTCTTATATCTTCAGTTTGAATTTTAATCCTTCCGTTTTCTTCTTTTTTAAGCCCTTTTCGAGAATTGAGCCAAGAAATTTCCTTATGTGTTAATGCACTTAACTTCCACGATGCTAATGCTCCGTATTCTTGAATTACATTGTTTATTATGTATTTACTTTCACTTTTTATGTCTTCTGTTTCATAGTTTATTCCATCTGCTGTGTAAGAAGTTCGTACCTCTCTTGACACGGGTCCATACTTCCAGCCTTCAAATGTCTCATTAAAAAGAGGTTCATTTAAAATAGCAATTGTTTCCCTTTGCGAAAAATACAGCAACTTCTGTAATTTCATTTCATCAATAATTTCTCCTGTCACTCTTTTATATTCATTAAAAATATATTGAGCAACATTTATTATTTTTTCCATATCGCTACCTCCTCTAGTTATCATTTGACAACTAAATTATATCTTAAAAGTAGCAAAAGTGCAACAGAAATTTAAAATTTTTGCTTAACATTGTAGCTTTGAAATGCTACAAATCACAGTTATTATATTTAATTGTAATTGTCCTTATTTATATCCTAATCCAACGGTATTCCGCCATTAGTATGAGTTAAGAATGATTTTCCGCCAATCTTAGCATCTCCACTCACTTCCAAATCCCCTTCAATGCTTACTGCTCCACTTATATTTATAGAACTGCCTTTTATGCTAATTCCACTATCATTTATTGTTACAAGCGTTCCACCATAAGCAATGTAGAAGTCATTAGATATATTCTTTTCCGCATCGCTCGTTATCTGTCCGACTACAATAGCGTTATTTATGTCAAATTTAGCACTGGAGTTTGGCTCACAAGGTTCAGAAGCATTTCGTGCATTGAATGTATCGTGCTGACAAAATGCTACCAAAACCTTGTCATTTACAGATAACGGAGCATTTATTTTACATTTTCTACCCCAAAATATTGGAGCAATCGGCACATTTTCGATTACTTCTACTTCATCACGAGTGCCAAAAAGTTCGGGAATATCGAGCATTTGTATGCTGCAAATCATATTTGAATTATCCACTTCCATAATTTTGGCTATTGCAAGAGTATTTAAATTATCAAAACTTCCATTTATCATATTTTCAATATGATCCCCTACTGTCTTTTTTCTCATTTGTTGCCTCCTACTCCATAAGTTCTTACAATTCTGTCCCAATCTTTTTCTTTTTTCTTCCCACCACTTTTTGTGCTAGTTTTCTTATTATTCTTTTTAGAATCTTTAGAGTTTTTTTCTTTTCCTTTTTTGTTTTTATCATCTTTATCTTTCTTATCTTTTTTCTTAGAAGATTTTTCATTTTTACCTTTTTTGCCTGTAACAATCTCAATTTCATTAGCTTTTTTAGTTTCTTCATCATCAAATTTAGTTTTAATTTCCAATTCTGTGTACGCCTCTGTTTTAAAGTTCATTACATGCTTGCCTTTTGTAATAAGATACTCCCCTTTAATTTCAAGCTGTTCAAAAGCCTTTTTTAAATCAAGGTTAATTTTAAAGCCTTCCTGGAATCTATGGTCAAATATCGCTTTTAAGGTATAAGTTCCGTCATTTTCCTTGACATCTTGAAACCTGTTTGGGTCGAACTCTAAAACGCCTCTGTTTATCTTGTCTCTTGGCTGAAATGTCACAACTCCGTTCGTTATAAAGAAAACGCTTTTTGTATCTTTTGCCAGTTCTTTGAAAATATGCTTGACATTGTTATGTAGAGTTTTGCCGTCCTTATAATCAATATCTTTCCCAAGCTCTATTGTCCCAGCCTTTAATTTATCCAGCTTTGATAAAATAAGTTTTATAATTGTGCTTGCTTTAGTCCCCTTACCAGCTTTCAAATTAATTTTTGTGTCCTTGTATTCATCGTTGTAAGTATTGCAAGTTATCTCAAATTTCTTGTCAGCATTGTTCCAGCTTCCTTTCAAACTTTCAATAATCCCTTTATAAATAACCCCAATATCCTTGTTTTTTCCATCGTTCCAGTATCCTGCTTCAATAACTACTTCCACACCTTTTTTCAGTTTCTTAATCATTTCGTCTGTTAAGTTGTAGATAACTATTTTAGCAATATTCGTACTCTCAGTAATATCAAACTCTGTTTCTATCTCGAAATCAGGCGATGAATCAACACCATTTTCAACTTGAAACCTTTCAAACTCAATTTCTTCTGTTTCATTTCCATTTTTTACTTTAAACGTTACTTTTGCATATCTGTCCCACAGAATATAATAATTATTGCTATTTTGTGTATTTTCAGCCATTAAACCACCACCATAATATCTTGCAGCACTCCAGCCGTTTCCGTTGTAAACTCGACATCAAAACCATTTAAATTGATCGGCAAGGCTATCATCTTAACATTTGGAAATTCCTTATATCTTCTCCTGCATATTAGAAACAAATCTTCATAAGTATTAATTCTTTGACCAATATGCAAGTCCTCGTTATCGCTCTTTATATCCAAATACCAAAGTCCGCTAATATTGTAAATATCCAATGTTGTTACAAGTGTCTTTTCTCCATCGTCAAGTAATATTTTATAACTACTCTTGCCGTTTTCTTTATATGTAATACCAAAACTGTATAATTTTTTCATTCTATAACATCTCCTGCTCTAGGATCAATTTCAAATTCATTTTGCATTGATTCATTTAAATTAACTTCTATAACTTCCCTGTTCTGCGTACTTGCTTCAGGAACGTATGCTTCCGTTGTTGTTTTTCCGTCAGCTGTAGTAAATTTAAGCAAATTTATTTCTTTCAGATTTATTGAAACCTTAATACTTGTGTGGCTTTCGTAATTTTCGGCATAGCTGACACTTGTAATTGCAAGAGGAGCGTAAACTTTATTTAATTTAGTGTACATAAACATTGTGTAATTTCTTTTCCTTGATTCCTTGACTAATTTTTCAAGTTCATCTTTCCATTCTTTACCATGTAAAATAACTTCAATTTTCAAAGTGTACGGATTTACAAACATATTTTCATTGAAATTATCTTTCAAATAAGATTTATACCCTGTTATCTCATTATCTTGGCTGTAATCAGTTGACAGGACTAAAAGGGGTATAGTGCCTAAAAATCCATTAGGCTTAATACCAAAATATTTTAAATACAGTTTTTCAAGCTTATCTTTCTGAACTTCAAATTCAGCAAACTTTGTCTTTAAAAAATCTAATACTTGCATTCTATCCCCCTTTACACTATCCCTAATTTTTCAAGTTCACGTTTCAATTCCTGCAATGTTTCATCAGTTCCATTAACATTGAATACAAAATGATTATTATTTGTAACAACTGCTTCTGTTTCTTTTGCACCTCCACGTGTATTTTTCTTGATTGATTTTAAATTATTCAACATATCAAGAGTTGTTGTGTTTCTTGCGACCATAGAGCCATTAGGTAACCAAATAGCTTCATCTCCGTGTTCGTCTATGGTAGTCATTCCACCACCGCCTTGAGCTTGGAAGTTGTTAGTTCCAACTGCTTTATGAAAAAAGTTATTTACATTTGAAGTTTTAGGTAAATTTTTATTGTGTTTGAAATGTGATTTATTTAAAGAATTATTATAACCATTTTGATAGGCTTTAATTCCTCTTTCAATTACGTGTCCAGGCATATTATTCGCGATATTTTCGCCCATTCCTATAACATTTCCACCAAGCCCTTGTAAATGGCTACCTACACCACTCCAATTTAAATGGAGTAAATCATTAAATGCTCCTACCAAATGCGAAACTGCACCAATAGCATTGTTTATAAAACCAATTATATTTTCAATTGCTCCACCAACTACAGCAACTATTGCAGCCCAAATTCCATCTATAATTGCTCTTGCTGTTTCGTGTTCGCTATACAACCTAATCAAACCTGCTACAAGCATTCCAAATGGTCCACCAATAATAAAACCTACAACCAATTCAATATGATCTTTTATAAAATTCCATGATGCTTCGACAATTGCTTTAAGTTCAGGATTTCTATTCATCAAATCTGTAAAATCTTGTCCTATTTGTTGCAATGCACCTTGTATAATTCCACCAACTGTTGTAAATAATGCTTGAATTTGCATCCAGACTTCATTAACACCAGTTCTAAAAGTTTCATTTTTATTGTATAAATCTACTAACCAAAAACCTATAAGTATAATAGCTCCTATTATAATCATTGCAATAAAGACATATGGATTCATTGCGGCAGCGGCATTAAATGCATTCTGTGCAGCGGTTAAAGCCCACAAGATACCAACTCCAAATGCTAATCCTAAGAAAGCTCCGCCCCAAATTTTGACTTTTTCTTTATTTTCATCAACCCATTTGGACATTTCCTGAACTCTTTCGGTGAATTTATCTACATTTTCCTTAAACGATTCCAATTTCTGTTTTACTTCATCAGCAGTCATTCCCCATATCTTAGTTTTATCTTTCGCATCGCTTGATTTTGTACTGAAACCAAATATTGCTCCAATAACAGCCATTATTAAATCGCCGATTGCTCCTAATGCAGTGCCAAGACTTTGCAATGCCGATTCCCAGACTTTGCTTACATCAGCATTTTCCTGTAAATAATCCTGCCATTGCTTAAATAGATTAAATATTACTACCAGCCCTATAGCCAACAACCCCATAAGTACCAATTTCCATTTTTTTGTTTCAAGTATAGCTTTTTTTACACCATCAATATATGGAGTTATTTTGTTGCTTAATTGTTCAAACACAGCTTTTCCAACTATCATCGAACTTAAAACAGTAGTCAATTGCAACAGCCAAGGGGCTTTTTCGGCAACCATTCCTATTGCTTCGGCAATTCCCATAAACAGTCCTGCAACTGGAACTAATAAAGGTTCTAACGAGTCAAATACCGCTGCAAACGTGCTTGACATTGTTCCCATTAAAGTTTCAACTGCTCCAGCACTTCCTTGCATCATGAACTTACTTAATTTTTCAGCTGCTCCACTACTGTTTTTTATTTCGTTTTGAAGTTTTTTTAAGTCTTCTATACTTCCGTTTAACAAAGTATTTACTGCTCTTCCTCCTTGTACTCCGAATATAGTTTTCAGCACTCCAGCCTTATCAGCATTTCCCATTTTGTCAGTTACACCTTTTAACCGTTCCAAAATAGAAGTCATATCCTGTAAATTTCCTTTTTCATCTGTAACCTTACCAATCAATTGTTCTAATTTATCTCGTTTTTTAAAATCTTTCATACTTTCAAACATTTGATTTAATCCTGTTCCAGCTGTAGAACCTATTAACCCGTTATCGTTCATTTTACCAAGCATCGCATAAACCGTTTCCATAGGAACTCCTAATGCTTTTCCAGAAGCTCCAACGTATTTGAACCCTTCAGCAAGTCTTGGCAAATCCGCCGCAGTATTTTTAGATGTAACAGCTATCATATCGGTTACTTTCTTTGCTTCTTTTGCTGATAACTGGTAAGAGTTCATGTGCATTTTTACCATTTCAAGTGCTGGCGTAATATCTGAATTAAATGCTTGTGCCAAATTTGCAGCCGACGGGATAATTTGTTTCATTT